ACAATGCGGCAGGCGGCAGATATAATGAATGCCATTGAATGTCACCTTGTCGCCCACCTGATACGCCGTGCCCGCGCCGGTTGGCTGGACGAATTCGGGCCATTCGTCCTGCTCTGCGGGCAAAGAAACGCTCTGTTGCAGTGCTCGTACCGCCGCCCAGAGTGCGTCTATCTCGCCCTTGTAGTCATATTCCTGTGCCGCACCATCCCGTGCTTTTTGTGTCAGTTCCTGTCGCTCCTCATCGGTCAGTCTACCCTCAATGTGGTACTGATCGATGTTTGCCAGAAGCGCTTTCAGGTCATAGTTCTTGAGCGCAATGACCTGTTCAAAGAGTTCTTTCATAATAAAATCACCTCCGTCAGACGCGCACCCATGCGCCGCCTGAATTGTAGTAAGGAACCACCTGAACCCACGCGCCGTTCAGCCGATACCAAACCGTGCATTGCCGCCACGTGCTGCCATCCCGGTACCAGACCACCGCGTCGATATAGGTTACTGAAATTGTGCAGCTGGTAACTCGGGCGTAGTTGCTGGAATAGCCGCTGCTGGACGAGGTTTCGCCGTTGTACAGCACCAGAACCGAGTTGCCCGCCTCGAAATATGCCTTCATCGCGGCAAACAGCGCGGCGTTGCTGGAAGCATTCAGCGTGTGCGTGACGGTGTTCGAGTAAAACTTGCCGGTCAGGATTCCCATCGTCGCGCCCACCTGCGCGGAACCGCGAACGCCGGTGTTCAGGCTCTGGTAATTGGCCTGACAGAAGGTCAGCTTCTTACTGGACGAACCAGAGCCCGCGCCGGACGAGGTGATCGTCAGGGTAATGCTCTGAATGAGCTTGCCTTTGAGCGCCGCGCCCGCACCGCTGAAAACCATTACGCCCACGCGGGATTTGGCGGCAGTCGTGCCCTGATACGCGCCCTGACACGCGCCGCTGCTGCTGCCCGTGCTCCAAGAGGAGGAGCCGTACTGCGCATAGCCAATCGTTGAGCCGCTGTTGGCCGTCGCTGAAAATGTGCTCACGCTTTCACCTCATTACACGGGCACAAGGCATATCTGCCCGTCCGTACCGCTGCTGGGAAGCGACGCGGAATAGAAAATACCAAGGTTGGACAGCGCCGCCTTTGCGCTGCTCGCGCCCGTGCCACCGTTGGCCAGCGGAATCGGCGTAGCCATGCCCGCATGGAACAGGCGGTAGGAAGCCCATGTGCCGCCCGTGCACGTCCGCAGCAGCACGGCGAAGTCCAGACTCGCCTGATACGCCGCGTTGCGCACCTCCAGCATCCGCCGGTTGTTTCCTGTGCCGTCCTCCCACGAAGAAAAGGAAGAAGCGCCTACATACGATCCTTCGAAAACCGTCCGATTGGTGGTACTGTTGTAGGTGGGCAGAAGGTACAGCGACGGGTACAGATAGCCCGAAATAGTGAGGTTGCCCGTCATCGTGTCGCCGGTTTTCTTGACCGCGCCCAGCTTCGTGCAGGCGGCAGACGCGGTTTCAGCGCCGGTGCCGCCCTGATCCACGCCCAGCGGCTCGGAAAGCAGCAGCGGCCAGCCGAATTCCGCCTTGCCTGCGTTCTCCGCGACCTTGCCGAAGGCGATGCCGGAGCCATCCCGGTAGAAATCCATCATGACCTGCTTCGTTCCGATAGACACCGTCTGCTCGATGTAGTAGAACACGTCCTGCACGCGGATCTTGATGTCGTAGCTGCTGAGCGCGTCGAAGGTCGGAGAAAGCAGCCGGTTGGTCGCAGTAATGACGTAGTCGCTGGGCGTGAGCGTCACAGCGGAAACCCACGATTCCGCGCTGGACAGCTTGTAGTACACCGTGCAGGCCAGCGTATTCTTGCCGCCAACCGAAGAACCGGATGCTTTTGCGGAAATGCGCACCTTCGTACCGTCCGTCTGGGCAGCCGTGCCATCCGCGTTGCAGCGCTCGGCAGTAAACATAGACAGCGACGGCGGAGAGTAGTCCAGCACGGTCACGGTTCGGGTCGTGCTGGCCGTGCGTCCGCGAGAGTCGGTGACTGTCACGGTCATTGTGAGATTGCCCGCCGTATTAAGCGCATTGGTGGTGAAAGACGAGCCTGAATAGGTCACGCTGTCGATGCTGGTGCGATAGGCTGAAATGCTGCTGCCCTGCGCGCCAGTTGCCGTGATGCTGACCGACAGCTTGCTTCGCGTCCGCACATAGCCGCCGAAGCGGTCGGCAACGCCGGAAGTGGCTTCAGCGATTGAAACGGACGAAATAGATGGAACCACCGACGCAGGCACCGTCAGTTGAAAAGCACAGGTATTGGTCGAAACGAGATTGCCGTTGACATAGGTGTCGCACAGAATCGTTCCCCAGCCGGAGGTCGCATTCGGAATCTGCGCAGCCAGTGAAACAGGCGGCGTCCATGTGCAGGAGTCCGTCACGCCTGTAGCAATCGTTCCATTGGACGAAAAGAAGGAATACCGCAGTGTGTGCGTCGCAATGTTGCTCTGGCGATTGGTGTAGATGGTCACCGCCGCGCCCATGTCAAAAGACGTCTTGGACAGGCTGGGCTTGGATGCGGCTTCCTCATATGTCACCGTGATGGTACATTCCGACCACTGCAGGTAGTTGGTCGAGTACCCCTGCGAGCTTTTCACCGGGCTGGGGTTATACAGGCAGATGGTGTTGTTGCCTTCCGCGATGTACGCCGCCAGATTGTTCAGCAGATCGCCGCTGAGCGTATAGGTGCTGGTGTTGCCGTAGAACGTACCGGTGAATGTGCCCAGCGCGTCGCCGCAATAGCCGAAACCCGTAATACCCGACTGGGACGCGGACTGGTAATTGGATTTTCGCACATACACGATTTTCGTGTGCCCGGTGCCGTAGCCCGCCTGCGCTGCCACAATGCGCAGCGAAATCCCCGTGATGACCTTGCCGCTCAGCGCCATGCCCGCGAAATGCACGATGCCGACGTAATTGTAGGTATTCTCGTAGTATTCCTGACTGGCGGCGGAGCTTTTCGCGTTGCTGGCTGAATTGGTCTTGCGCGTGCGCATGGACGCGCTGTAGGAAACGGTGGTTGCCATTGCTCCTCCTTATCCCGTGTAGATCACGGACAGATTGCCGTTGGATTGCGGCTCGTAAGCTAATTTGCCGATCTGCAGCCGCGCCAATATCTCCGCCTGTGTCACGTACAATTTGTTGTCGCTGAGATAGGCCACCTCGGTATCGTTCATGTAGAACGCCAGCCGGTCGTTGACCACGCGGAAGGTCAGCGGATTCCCGGCCTTGCCGATGGTCAAGCCATCCTCGCCGAAACGCATATAGGTGTGGATCAGGTTCAGCTGCTCCCGCGTCAGGCTGTCATTCGCCGCAGCGTCCTCGATGATCTCGTTAACCTTGGTCACCGTCCATGTGAAGTTGTTTTCGGACTGCTCGGCCAACGTAGAAAGCGTTTCATTCATCTGGCCGACCTGATCGGCGGTGGCGTAATCCCGCCTCACTTCGCTGCGAATCTGCTCTGCCGTCAGGGTGATCTGGGCAACAGCCTCGCCTGTAGCATCCAGCGCTTCGTCCTTCGCCGCGTCTACCACCAGCCGCAGAGATTCGTTACCCGAAATGTCCACAGTGTTCAGCTGGGCAATGAATGCTTCAGCGGCGAACAGACTGGACACGTCGATGTTGGCGGCGGTGATCGCACCCACCAGTGCTTCATCCGCAAAGATGGAAGCAACGTTGAGCTCGCGGGCGGTGATGGTTTTCTCAATGAGCTTACCTCCCGAAACAGAATTATCGCCGATGTCCGCATCACCGACGTTCTTTTTCTCCGTGGTCACCGTGCCGTCCTCGGCAATAGACAGCGCATAGAAGCAACCATCCGCGCCCTTGACGATGAGCTCGCCCACGGTAAGGCTGGCCATATTCGCTTCGGTCACGGCGAGGTCGGCCACATATAGCTTGCCATTCACGCCCTTTTCGATAATGGCTGTGCCTGCGGTCAAATCCTTGATCTGCGCCCAATCGATATCTGCCGTTTTGATACTGGCATTTACAAGAGTAGCTATATCCGCCTGCAGTTGTGTGATGCTTGCCCAGTCGATCTCCGCGTTGTTGATGTTCGCCGTGGTCAGCTGCGCCAGCGCGATTTTCGCCACAGCGGCATTCAGGTCTTTGATGGCCGCCCAGTCAATGGCCGCGCTTTCAATGTTTGCGGCGGTAATCTGTGCCTTGGCAATTTTCGCGATCTCAGCGTTCAGATTGGCGATGCTGGCCCAGTCGATGTTCGCCTGCATAATATTTGCGGTAGTGATCTGCGCCTGCGCAATGGTCGCAATCTGCGCGGCCAGTTCGCCGATGTCCGCCCAGCTGATGTTGGCCTTTTCAATATTGGCGGCGGTAATCTGCGCCACAGCGATGGTGGCCAGCGCAGCATAGAGTTCGTCCGTAGTGATGTTCTTTGCGGCCAATTCTTGTATCTTCGCGGAGATCGCCGTAATGGCCGTGGCGTTCAGTTCGCCAATGGTGGCCTCGGCGATTTTTGCCTTGGTAATGGCCGCGTCCTGAATGTGTGCGGTCTGAATCGCAGCCATCTTCACCTGCAAACTGCCCACCGACCCAGATTGCAGTTGCCCCGCGCCCACGGAATTGATGGCCAGCTTGCTTCCGGAAATCACGCCGGAGGGCAGCTGGCGGGATGAAATCGTGCTACCCTCCAGCGTGTCCGCCGCCGTGCCCAGCGTAACCGACGTGCACTTCCTGGTCAGGCAGTCATACGTGTACTGCGTCATGCGCATGGACACTTCCACACCAATGCGTCGGGCAACCACGCACACGCTGTCACCGAGAAAAATGTCAGTGAGCGCAGCGTACTGCCTGTACTCTTCCGCATCCGAGCAGTTCACGAAATCGACCTTGAGCGTAACCGTCGGCAGATCGCAGCCCGCGTCAAACTCCGCCTGCGCGGCCTTGCGCATTTCGGCATAGCACTGGGTTTTGCTTTTCGGCTCGTCGCCGTCCGTGACTTCCTTCGCTTCCGATACCGGCAGGTGAATCCATTTCGGGTGGGTATAAGCGTTAAGGTTCGGGCTGTCAATGTAGAGCTCCGGCAGATACAGGATGTTCCCGTCTGCATCTTCGCCGGTGGGCATGATGCGGGTAACCACGTCCGTTTCGTCCACATCGTAGGAAATGCCGGTCAGGTTCTTCTTTTCCCGGATGGACACGTCCGTGTCATTGCCCACGCGCCCGACCAGAAACACGTCGTACCAGTCGCGAGCCAGCTCCGCGCCGTATTTGCTCACCAGCCCGTTTTCACCCAGCATGGCTTCCACAGGATTGACGTTTTCCCACTCCACGTCCTCCGCAGTTGAAGTCAGATCGGAATAGAACGAGAAATCATGGCTTGACAGGCAGGCTTCCGACAAGCTCTGAACGACGGAAGCCCCCACCGCAGAGGGCGAGGGCTTCAGGGACTTGATCATGTTGTCGAGCAGATCATAGAAAATATGCCGGGCGTAGACCGTGACCTTGTCCAGCTCCGGCACCACGCGATAGATGCGGAAGGGCTGGTCGCGCAGCTGGCGGGCTTCGATGACCTGATTGCGGAAGCCCACATTCGTCTGCACCGTCTGCGTTTCCGTGCGCTGAAAGGTCAGGTACTGGCTGGCCATATAGCCGTGCTTGCCGTCCGGGGAGGTGACCTCATACCAGCTGGATGTTGTTTTGTTCAGCACGATCACCTCGCGGCCTTTTTTGTACTTTCCGAGGATTTTGTAATTTGTTCCCGTACCGGAGCGCAGATGCAGCGGGCCGCTTTTCGTGGTGATCTTATAGATCTGCACATCGTAGGTGCTGGTCTGGTACTGCTGGGTCACCAGATCGACGCTGGGAGTCATAGCGGCGGGCACCGGCGCGCGAAGAATGCAGCCCTCCGAAAGCCGCGTCCATTTGCCGCGCTCGTCAATGTCATGCACCAGCGTAAGCTCCCATTCGCCGTTCAGCGTTTCGGTCACGGTGCAACTCATGGGCGTGACTGCGCCGAGGCCGTTATTGGAAAAGTCGGTGCAGTCGGCGGGATATACACAGATCAGGAAAAATCACCTCCTTCAGGGCATAAAGAAAGCGCCCAACCAGTCGGCGGACGCTCAAAAGNAGCCCACGCCGCCGCAGTCGATGACGGCCAGACCCGGCTCAAGCACGGCAACCGTGCCGGAAACGTAATATAACATAGAAACACCTCGGTCGTTGGATACAAATTTAATGAAGTGGGTCAGATAACAATCTTCGCACAGGGAATTTCAGCGCNGGCGGCCAGCCCTCTGGCCGCCGCAAGGGGCGTATGGCCTTGTGGTGTGCATCTATTTTTAAATGGGTGTGTGGGGGAAAAAAACATGACCGCGCCAACAAACTGGAATTTTCAAATTAGTCTTTGCAAATAACCTTTGAACCTTCACCATCAATTACAATTCCCTGACGGTTGTTAATTGGGCATAGATTCAAATCCGAAAACTCAGTCATTATTTTCTCGGTAACTTTCTTAAATGGTGCTGTAAGATAATGCGGAAGAACATAGAAATCAATCAAATCAAGCCCTGCATCATCTTCTTGTGAGTAGTCCTCCGGCTTTTCATCCATTTGTTCAATATATTGGATGCTTGGAGCGCATATAAT